CCGAAAAGTATTTCCGCCAGGGCTTGAAGATAGTGATAACCGGCCGCATCCAGACCGGGAGCTATACCAACCGAGATGGCAACAAGGTCTATACAACAGACGTGGTGGTTGAGGATCAGGGATTTGCGGAAAGCAAAGCGGCGGCACAGAGAAACCGGGAAGAGAGCAGCCAGGAACGACCGGAGCCGATGCCGGTGGATGCAGACGGGTTTATGAACATCCCGGAAGATTTTGACAAAGAGCTGCCATTTGCATGATGGGAAAGAAGAGACAGGAGAAAAAGATGTTCATACAGGAAGATGATCTAAAATTAAATGATTGGCAGTTTAGCCAGAGAAAATATTTACCGTATAAGGTAAAGAAAACGCTTGCGGAACGCAGAATCAAGGAATGGTATTACAACTGGGATGGTCAAGTATATTTGAGCTATTCTGGTGGCTTGGACAGCACAGCATTGTTGCATATGATAAGAAAAACCGTAGGGTTGGAAGTCCCGGCAGTATTCTCAAATACTGGTTTGGAATTTCCTGAGATAGTAAGATTTGCACGTCAGGCCAGCGGGGAATTTGTTGAAATATATCCAAGATGGAAAGACGGAAGCAGATTAACATTTAAACAGGTAGTTGAGAAATATGGATTTCCGTTAATTAGCAAAGAGACGGCACTGAAGATAAGGAAACTGCGGCATGGAAATTTATCAGACAGATACAGAAACTATTTGATGAATGGCGATGAAAGAGGGAAGTTCGGAATGCTTCCTAAAAAATGGAGATTTTTGTTGGATACACAATTTGATATAAGTGAACAGTGTTGTAACATTACCAAGAAAAAACCGTTTAAAGATTATGCAAAAAAGACTGGAAGAGTGCCATATATTGGGACAACGCAAGATGAAAGTTTTAGACGCGAACACCAGTATGCTCATACAGGTTGCAATGTATATGATGGAAAAACAATTAAGAGCCAGCCGCTTGGTCCTTGGACAAGGCAGGATGTGCTTAGATACATAGTAGAAAATGATATTGAAATATGTTCTGTATATGGCGACATAGAGCAAACGCCCGGTGGTATATACTACACAACAGGTGAACAGCGTACCGGATGCATGTTCTGTGCTTTTGGTGCACATATGGAAAAGTGTCCGAATAGATTCCAACGAATAGCAATGACACACCCAAAGCATTATCAGATCTGTATGGAATTAAAAAATAATGGGGTAAGGTATCAAGATGCACTGGAAACATGCGGAATAGAGACAGAAACATGGGAACATATTGGACAGATGAACATAATGGATTTTTTAAACACAGGAGAAAAACAATGTTGATTATAAGTCAGAATAAAGAAAAAGTAATGCGGTTTGGCATATCTTTCAACGCGTTAAAGTATGCAGAACGAACCGATCGCAAAGGGAAACAGACGATAGTCAGACACACAATCTGCATATCAGATGGATTACTGGAAGAGGTTGCGGAATACGAAAGTAAGGAGCGGTGTATGGAAGTGATGAAAGAGTTTTGCGAAGTATATGCAGATGGATACTACACGACGGAATATTTCGATGATTCAGCAAAACCGCACAAAATGGCAATATATATGCGAAATCAAGTATATGAGTTTCCAGAAAAGTGAGGAGGATGAGTAGAATGATGACCTGCAGTGATTGCCTGTGTTATTACTGCCTCTACTACTGGTCGGAGCGATGTCCCTACGGAGGGTGTTATGACGATCACAGAGCACAGGAAGATCCATACACGGATCATTATCCGGAAAGGCATCTGTGGTCAGACAGTCATAAGCCAGGAGAGCAGGCACACTGGTGCAGGGGCGGCAACTTATATCCGACAGAAGAATGCCTATATTTCGAACAGTATGAAGGGCAGAAAATAGAACAATGTTACCGTGCAATGATTTCCACGTTCCAAGATGGATACCGATCGTGTTCGATGATGGTGAATGGAACATGCGAAAAGTGTCTAAGAGAGCTGAATGAGGCTATACAAGGAGGTGAAATGGGATGAATTACGACAGAACGTGTAACACATGTAGATACCACGATGAGGGAATGTGTTATTGCCCGAAGAGTGAAGAGTTCAGAGATGTTACAGTGAACGCATACTGCTGTAGACAATACGAAAGAAGCTGGAAAAAAGCCATGGTTGAGGCGTTCATGAAAGGGGCGAGAAGATGAAGGATGAAAGCAGAACACCGAAGAAACCGCAGGCTGTACTGAGCGTGTTTGGTGGAACAGCCTACGAGTGCCGAAACTGCGGCGATGAGGTGCAAAAGTATCTGCCGTATTGCCCGTGGTGCGGACAAATGCAAGATTGGAGTGATGTGGATGAATCATGAAGGATACCGTGATCCGACAGCAGACAGAGCCGTGCGAAAGGCGGATAAGATGCCGAAGCACATCAGAAAGATATTTGATGCGTTGAATACGGTTGTGAGTGTGCAGGGGATCAAAGTGACGGAAATCACTGACAAGCACACCGGAAGAAAGTGGAAACTGTGATACATACGAGGGGAGGCGATGCCGGTGGAGATCAGAAAGCGAGATATGAAGCTGAGCGATCATAATATCTCAAGAGACAAATACAATGAGCTGAAATACTTCTGTTTGCAATACTGGCAGAAAAAGCAGGAGATTGACAGGAACTATGGCATAGACGGTTTCAGTCAGGACGGGATGCCGAGAGGAACGTCGAGCAGCAACCCAACGGAGAAAAAGGCGTTGCGGATCGCACAGCTTAAGCGTGACACGGACTTGATCGAGCAGACGGCGATGGAGGCAGATACAGAAATATATCCGTGGATCCTGAAGAATGTGACGTCTGGTGTGCCGTATGAATACATGGATGTGCCTATGGGGAGAAAGAAATTTTATGAGGCAAGAAGGTACTTTTTTTTCCTTCTGGCACAAAAAAGATAAAAATTTTTAAAAAGTGGATAACTAAGAGGGGGTACTTTCGTGATTTAATGGTATCATCGGTTGGTTGAAAAACTGATGCTGACATGGTTGTTACATTTACCTCTGTATTGTATATTTTAACAACTGCCGGGTCTCAACAGCCCGGCAGCATCGGAACATAGCTCAGTCGGCGAGAGCAGTCTCATGAGTAGACAAGGGCGAAGGTTCGAGTCCTTCTGTTCCGATTTCCCTGACGGGGACATATAAGAATCTTTTCTCAAAAAGAATACTACATTTTCCGCAAGAAGACATCTGGCAATGCTGGGTGTCTTTTTGTGTACTTACAAAACGACGAATAAGAGGTGGTGAGGCTTGGCAAGAGCACCGGATAAACGAATAGAACAAGCAAAACAGATGTATTTGCAGGGACAGAAATTAGTTGAGATTGCAAGTCAACTAAATATCCCGGAAGGGACAGTCCGAAGATGGAAATGCACGCACAAATGGGAAAACGAGCGTTCGGATATAAAAAGCGAACGTTCGAAAAAGAGAAAAAAAGGCGGTCAGCCGGGGAACAGAAATGCGACGGGCCCGCCTGGGAATAAGAATGCTGAGAAGTATGGATTCTTCCGGAAATACCTGCCGGAGGAAACACAGGAAATCTTCTCGGCGATTGAACAGGCTGACCCGCTGGATCTTCTATGGCATCAGATTCAGATCGCATACGCTGCCATTATACGTGCACAGCGTATTGCCTACGTGAAGGATCAGCAGGACAAGACGATCGAAAAAATAGAAAACAAAGAAGGAAACGTTTTCGGAGAGAAATGGGAAGTACAACAGGCATGGGACAAGCAGAATGAGTTCCTGAAAGCCCAGGCGAGGGCACAGGGCGAGCTGAGGAACATGATCAAGCAGTATGATGAGATGCTGCATAAAAACTGGGAGGCAGCCAGTGAGGAACAAAAGGCACGCATCCAGCAGTTAAAGGCACAGGCAGACAAGATCAGCAGGGAAAACGGAAACGAAGATCAGGAAGATGGGGTGGAGATTATCAATGATGCACCAAAAGAAACAGGTACGGATATCTGATATTGTGATCCCGAAATATCTGCCGGCGTTCAATAGCAGGAAGTACAGGCACATTATCCTGACATCGGGGCGGGCCGGCACAAAGTCCAGTTTTGTGGCAATCCGTGCCAACTATCAGATCATAGCGGACAGCCACGGATCTGTGGTGGTGCTGCGTAAGCATCACAATAAGCTGAGAAAAACAGTGTATAAAGAGATGCTTCGTGGAATTGGCAGACTGCAAATACCGAAGAACCGCTTCCGGATCACAAAGTCACCGATGGAGATTAGCTACCGGAAGAACGGTTCGACCATATACTTTTCCGGATCAGATGGCATTGACGATACCAAAGGTATCATTGATGAGGACAAGCCGATCAAACTGGTCATCCTGGACGAGCTGACAGAGTTTTTTGAGGACGGTGAAGGAGAAGATGAACTGCAGAACATTGAAGCAACGTTCATCCGCGGCAACAGTTCCGGGTTTCAGATGATCTACCTGTTCAATCCACCCAAGAACCCGAATGCCCCGATCATGGAATGGCTGAAGAAGATGGAAGAACGCCCGGACTGCATCCACATCCACACAGATTACAGGGATGTACCGGAAGAATGGCTGGGGCGTGACCTGATCGAGACTGCCGAGACTATGATGCGTCTGGATAAAAAACAATACAGCTGGGTATGGCTGGGAGAGTGTATCGGCGTTGATGAACTGATTTATTATATGTTTTCCGGACGGCACAAAGGCAGGCCGGAAGAAGGACAGAAATATAACCTGATCGGCATCGGGGCAGACTACGGACAGCAGAACGCAACGACCTATCAGGCCTGCGGTATCAACGAATATCAGTGTCGTCTGGATGGCTTACAGGAGTATTACCATTCGGGCAGGGAAACCGGAAAGCAGAAATCACCATCAAAGTATGCGGCTGATTTTGCAGACTTCGTGGAATCCCTGCAAGAGGCATATGGTTGCAACATCTTCTACCTGTACTTAGACCCATCGGCACGGGGACTGCAGGAAGAAATCAAGAGAACCTGCCGACAGAGAGGCCTGACCATACATTTCAAGGATGCACAGAACGAGGTCGCACTTGGGATTGCCAGGGTTCAGAAACTGCTGACCTATGGGATTCTTCGGATATCGCCGGATCAGAAGCACCTGATCGAAGAATTTGGCTTATACGAATACGACAGGAAACTATTAGATAAGGGCAGAGAAGTACCGGTAAAAGAGCACGACCATTGCCTCGATGCCCTGAGGTATCTGGTCATGGGGCTCTGGAACAGGGTGAAGCGGTTCCTGCCAAAGGAAGAAAGGGAGGACAGAAATTGAATATTTTTCAATATTTTCGAAAGAAGGGAATCAATACGCTCCCTTCTTCTTTTTACGGAAAAATAGCGGAGTGGGAGAGCTGGTATAACGGAAATGTGAAACGGTTCACTTTCTACCGTGTGTATACCGGCAGGGGATGCTATAGCAGATGCAAGCGTCACAGCCTCGGCATGGCGAAGAAAGTCTGTGAGGATATGGCAGATCTGCTGCTGAACGAACGTGTGACGATCGTACTGGATGACCAGAGAACGGATGCGTTTGTTCGTCAGATCTTGCAGGACAACCATTTTGACACACTTGGAAATGAATACCAGGAACGAAAGGCGTGCTCTGGAACCGTTGCCTATGTTCCGTGTATCGAGGACTTGCAGAGCGGTCTGCTGGGCGAAGTGACCGGCGGAAGAATCAAGATCAATTATGTGACTGCAAAAAATATCTTCCCGGTCAGTTGGGAAAACGGAAAGATTCAGGAAGTAATATTTGCATTTCCGAAAACCTATTGCACAAAGAGATATCTGCACTTGCAGCATCACAAGGTCGGAGGGGATGGAAATTACCGCATTGAAAATACCGTACTGCTGGTGACGGCAGGTTCGACCTGCGGGCAGGAGCTTACCGAAGAAGAGTGGCAGGAGGTTCCAATCTTTGCCGGGCTTCCGGAAGAGATCGAGACCGGATCGGCAGAACCACAATTTGTGATCGACAGGCTGAACATGGTCAATAATGCCGATATGGAAGACGAGGAGAACCCGATGGGTATAAGCCTTTTTGCGAACAGCATCGACATACTGCGGAAGATCGACACAGAATATGATTCTTACGCCAACGAGTTCGGACTTGGACGCAAGCGGATTTTTGTGGCTCCGGAGATGCTGACGGATGAGAACGGCAATAAGGTCTTTGACGAGAATGACACGGTATTCTACAGTCTGCCGGAAGAAACCTTGAAAGACACAAATCCAATCTATGAAGTCAACATGGAGCTGCGTACAGAGCAGCACAGCAAGGCTTTAAACGATGACCTGAATTACCTGTCCATGAAATGCGGATTCGGGACAGAACGCTATAAGTTCGAAAAGGGGACGGTTGCAACGGCAACGCAGGTGATCTCGGAAAACAGCGATATGTACCGGAGCTTGTGCAAGCATGAAATCGTGCTTCAGAGTGCCCTGGAAGAACTGATTCGCATCATCATCCGTCTTGGCATTGCCCTCGGTGAACCACTGAGAGAAGACGTAGAAGTCACAATCAACTTCGATGATTCCATCATCGAGGATAAGGAGGCAGAACGCCAGAGAGACCGGCAGGATGTCTCCATGGGAGCCATGGGGGTAGATGAGTACCGGGCAAAATGGTTCGGTGAAACACTGGAACAGGCCAGAAAGAACCTGCCAGTGCAGAACAACGTGATGGAGTGATGTCATGGCAGAGGAGAGAACCGCACCGGATGTGCAGCGGA